GTTCGGACATCTGATCCCAATCCTCAGGGGTGACAATGTTTTTGAGGATTAGTTGTGTCTTAAGTAGATCGAGGAATAGTGAGGAAAACCGCTTGCGGAGACGACCCACAAACTTGGAGAACATAAGTTCATCACGAAGAATCTCGCTGCTTCTTCCTAGGTTAAAACCTCCGTCAGCGCCAATACGAGACTCTGGTACGTTAAGACTTCTATAAAGTTTTTTCTGGAAATAATCTACGTCTGTCAGTTCACCCAGATTTTGACCACCCGGTAGTGTAGAAATTTCTGTGCCACGACCACCTTCACGACGAGGCAACCAGAAGTCTTCCAGCATGGACATGAACTTCTTGTCGTCTTTGATCTCACCAGTGTTTGCATCGTATACAAGTTTGTTACGATAACGACTCATGACATCGCGAAGATATTGCTCTGCCTTTACTTTTGGTAGATTGCCAACGTCGATGTAGAAAATACGTCTTTCTGGCGCACGCGACATGCGATAGATAACCAGCGAGTCCTCAATCATTCTAAGTTGATTGAGAGACTTAATTGCCTTATGCAGATAAGACAATGTGATGTGCTTATTACGATCTACAAGACCAGAAGTAACATGACAGATGGCATCTTTAGCAATTTTAACACCTTTACCATGCATACTTCCATACTGCTGTGCCGTACCCTGCGGATAATATGTGTAAAATTCTACGATTTCAGCATCTTTACCACCCTTAGTAGGATCCTGTAACTCCTGCATGGGAGGAGATAATCTGTTTCTATTAGCGTCATCTTTAGGTTTGATACGCATCAATTTAATTTTGAGCGGATCAATATAACGCACTTCCTTCAAACCTTCTTCAGGTTTTTTGAGGTCAATTACTTTATGATAGAAAATTCTTCCGTCAACATACCAGTTGCGGAAGATTTCATGAGATTTTTTATCAAACTCAAGTGTATCTTTAATATACTTAAATTCGTTTCTGATAACCTTTTTCAGACTCGCACTGGTTTGGAGGTTATCTAAATCAATTTCAATAGGACTATCGTTCAAATCTGAAACGATAGCTTCATTCACAACATGCTCAATAGCGGTGTCACACTCGGGGTGCAGCGCCATGTTGCGATACTTTCTGATAATGTCAAATTCAGTTTTGTAGACACCTTCGATGTCTACATACTGACCGTAAAAACCAGAAGAAAGGTAATAGTCAGACCCATCCTCGTCATTAGGAGTGACAGGACTAACTATATCCTTTGACTTCTTGTCCTCATCATCAATAGAGAATCCAAAAAGTTTCGCCATTACATACCAAGGTCTTTTCGTCTATTTAGGTGATCAGACGATGGCATCTTGAGCATCCTTATCAAACGCTTCCCAGTACTGAACCTGCAAGGTTACCTGGAATTCCTCAATAGTATCAGCAGAATCGTAAGAAAGTTCGATACCACTGACAGCACTCGGCCAACATCCCTTCATTCTGTAAGAACGAAGAACTGGGAGTTGATTGGCGTTTAGTTCACCTGGTGTCAATAGATCACCGGCACCACGACCTAGTTGGTGAACAGTCCAATCTGCCTGATAATCGACAGGGTTGATTGTACCAGAACCATCAGATACTTTGACGATGAAGTTAGACCACTTCTCAAAAGCATCGCGGATATTAAAGTCACCATCGTTCATGACGGTGATTGTCCAAGGATCAAAGCGTCTGTCACCAGCAACTTTGAGTTGGCGTCCACGGAAAGGAACTACAACTTCAGCGATATTGGAAGCAGGGAGCTGTGCTCCCTTGATCATCATGCGGAACTTGAGATCTTCCTCTACTGTGGAAACGGAGAGTTGTTCTCCGATCGTTGTGGGGAAGTTGAACTCAACTTCGAACAGATTGGGGCGAGCGCCCCCCTGAACTAGACGACTTTTAAAATCGTCGATAGTGCGATCACCGATGGGTGGAATGTTACGGTTTAATGGCATTAGTAGTTACCTCCTGATCAAACTGTGCCGACAACTTCTGAGAAAGATACGCCTGTGCGTGTAGCAACAAACGTCAGACCGATGAAGTTAATCGATCTTGCTGGTTTTACAAAGATTTCCGCTACAAACTCATTGCGGTCAATAACATCTGGGGTGTTGTTGGTATCGTCACAAACAAGTAAGAAGTCTTGGATACCACGCTTTGCCTGAACGTCGCGTAGGAAAGGTTCTACGATGTTCACGAAGTTGGTTCTTGTACCAGCATCGTTGAATTCGAAGAGTTGAGCGTTAGCAGCGTTCTCGATTGCCTTCTCAATGGTAATGAACAGGCGGCGAACGTTGATACGATCAAAGGCGCTTTCGAAAGCAAGACCAGTTTTATCACCGAAGAGAACTGTACCAGAACCAGGTGATGTGATTACTGGGTTGATTCTGCTGCTGTAGAGTCTGTCTCTTGCGTCCTGACCAGGATTAAAGGAAAGTTTTACAGCGTTTGCTAGAGCACCACGAGTGGTACCAGCAGGAGAGAACCATGGGAACTGATTGATATCAGTTCTTACCATTAGACCAGCGACATCGTTGGAAAGTGGTACGTAGTTAAAACGCTTGTTAAAGCGATCATAAGTGTACTGATAACCACTATCAAAGATGGCGTATGAGGAGGAACTTAATGGAGCAAAGAACTCAAGTACGTTTTTAAGTTGAGTTGCTGCGTTAGTTACGCCTACAACAGCACCTCTATTTGGAGAGATTGTTGTAACACAATCCTTACGTACTTCACAGATGCTAATTAGTTTCTGTGCCTTTGCTTGCTCTTCTTCCCTAGATCTAAAGGCAGAACCTTGTAGTAGGAAGCGGATGTCAGCGTTGACAGGATCAGCGAGTTTTTCGTAACTGTTTAGAATGTCACCGAGGTGAGCATCGTACTGACCGATTGATCCTCTGTAGTCTTTACCACCAGATAGTGCGTAGGAAGCAGAACCAAGAGAGTTAAAGTTAACGTTTCTTGCTTCCTGACCCCAGGCACCAGCGGCAGCAGCGACAGGAGTAACTCCAGTGCTGAATCCGTTTGCTAGAGGTTGTGTGTTGCGGAAACTATCAGCGGCATTTACTAGCGAGATGCCAGCGAACACATACTCAGAGTTCTCAGCAAGATAATCTCTGTAGTAGACTGCCTTGTTAGGACTTACTTCAGTGTCTTTTGCCTTGGATAGGTTACCGTGCTTTTCAAGGATACTGTTAGGAGAACCGGATATATCACCGTTGGTGTCGAAAACGACAACGTTTAGACCATCGTTAGTACCGCCTCTTTCTGACACATAACCATTTGTTCCTGGTTTTGGTAGTAGAGATCTCCAAGAGAGAGTGACATTATCTTCGCCACCATCAGCAACAGAGGTTAGAGCATTCTGCTGATTGTACCAGTCAGAAGGAGAATGAGCTGCTGTAGTGAAACCTAGTGGGTTACCGACAGAAGAAACGCCGATAGCAGAATCGGTTTTAAACTCTAGTTGGGAACCTTCTTGGTAGTTTCTTGCGGTCTCTAGACCAGCAACTACAACTGAGGTAACCTTAACGTCGATAAAACCAGAACCAACCTTGGTGATGATACCCTTAAGGTGATCGTTTACATCAGGAGTTCCGGTTGTACCGATACCGATGTTTGTACCACCTAGTTTCTGAGTTACCGCCATACCGACGATAACGCCTTTAGCACCGATGGCACCGCCACCGATAGCAGGGAATACACCTGCGGTATTAACACCCGAAATTCTTTGGTCAGCAGCGTTGTCAATAACGCAAACCTTTAGACCGTCACCCCAGAAACCAGGGTTCTTAGCGATCCAGTAGGCGCTTGTGATGCCTGTAAAATTGTTGTTGTAGTGATCTACATTCTCAATCGTTAGACCAGCAACAGAAGAAACACCAACAGCAGCGTTGGCGTTGACGAGCTCAGCACCGCTTGCTCTGACAACTTCTAGTTGACCACCATAACCTAAGAAATTCGAAGCAGCATACCACGTTTCATAGTGATAATCAGTGGTTCCTGCCCCAGGACCACCAAATACTTCGACTAGTTGTTTTTCATTAGTGATTCTGGTTACTTCATTGACAGGTCCCTGTTTAAAAGGACCAGCAATACCAGCGGCGACGTTGATAGAAGCGTTTACCCCGCCTCGGGTTAGATCAACCTCTCTTACACTAATACCTGGGGACGATAAACGTAGTGCCATCCTAACTCCC